CTTTTCACCTTTATTCATCCCTGATACATTCTCAAAGCTTTCTTTAACCATTGGAGTCATTCTATTAGTAACAAGTGACATACGCTTATTTAAGTCAGCCACACTCTTACCAAAATTTTGAGCTGGATCTATAATAGCCCAAGCATCTTCTAGCTTTAAATTGTTCATTTCGGCTAAGTTAACGAAATTAGAAATCCATTTACGTTCATGAAGTCTTTCTAATCCTTCATATTCAAACTCAGATAATTCTCTTTCTTTTTCTAACGATCTATTATAAGCGTCTTCTACTTGTTTTCTTGTTAGAATACCAGCTTGTTTATTAGATAAAATATCAAACACATTATCAAGAGTTAAATTCTCATCTCTAAATCGACCAGTCATTACATAGTCTTTATCTTTAATGCCACTAACTATATATCTGCCATTCTCTTCTAATAAATTTTGTAATCTAATATATGCATCACCATCTAATTCATTTTTAATAGTAAGTCCATGATCGAATACAAGATCCGTCTTCATTATCTTAATTGCTTCTTGCTTTACTTGACCATTTTTACTTGGGACTTCCCTTATAAAATGAGTCATTAAACGAAACTCACCTTCAGGAACTAGATATGTTGCTGGCAATACATCTACCTTTTCACCTACATCTACTTCGCCTATCTTCTCCTTAGTAATAATTCTGTATTCCTGTCCATCTATATTGACAATATCTTGTTCTACAAATCTTTGACTATAGTTATTAAACCAACCCCTAAGTTTAGAATCTAATTTTTTTATAGTCTTAGAATCAAACCTATTACTAAGTTCTCTTATAAACAATTCACGATTAGGAACGTTATTTACTGAAGAATTTTCAGCTACTTCAATAATAGTTTCTCCAACGCTTTTTCTGTCGCCATATTTATCTGAAGATTTACTTATAGAGTCTGATATATCTTCAATCTTAAATTGGTCACGTTGAGCCTTATCCATAGCATCAAGTCTCTCATCATTAATAATAGATGAATTTGCTACTACAGCATTCTCATAAACTTTCTTTTCTATTCTGTAAGCTTCATAAGCTTTCTTTCTGTAAAAATCTTGTATGTTGGATTCTGTTGCTTCTTTATTATTTTTCTTAAGATTATTTAATGCTCCTTCTCTCCATTTAGCATTTGGAAATCTTCTTTCTAAATAACCCAAAGCAGCACCAGTACTGCCACCGTGACCTTCTGAGTTTAATTCTTTAGTCATAGAATGCTCTCGAATAATAAATTCTTGAGCATTCTTATTTACTTTATTCCAATCTTTAGATGTTTCTGGTCTAAATATTTCTTCTCTAGCCCTATTCTGATTTATCCATTTACCAGCCTCAACCTCTTTAGCTGGTCTTGTATTATATCCAAAGAAACCACCTAATAAATATTCATATATCTGCATTTCAGTTGGATCGTTTCTAAGGGTAGAAGGAAGACCCATAAACATACTGGCTACACCTGCACGCAAAAGCTTATTGGCTTGTTCTACTTGTTGAGGTGTGCCTTTATATAAATTACCTAAAGAAACAAAATTACCAATACCACCAAAGGCTCCACCTGCAATGGCACCTCCAATATAGGAATCAACAATAGCATCTTTACCCTTCCATATATTGCTAATAGCACTAGCTGATGCAAGCCCTAAGGCTTCTTCTGTGATTGCTCTAGTTCGTGAACCTCGTTTTAAAAACTCTAGTGATTCTGCTCCAGTTTTAGTAAGAGCAGCATCGAATCCTTTTTTAGTTAATCTAGATCCTATCATAGGAACAGCAATCGCATCTAATGCGTTAATGCCATCTAAAACAGCACTTGTAAAAGGTTGTCTAGCTATATCTGCAACTTCTTTTCCAGTAACTTTAGAAGCAACCTGAACAACTCCCATCACTGGAGCTTTTAATATTGCAGGAGCAAAACCAGCAAGATGACCAAGCTGTCTAAATATAGCCTCACCTGTATTACGAGGTTCCTTAGGAATAAGATCAAAGGTAGTAAGCCCTTCAATGAAACCAGCCTGTGCCTGTTGAAGACCACGCCTTAAAGAAAATTCGCTTTGTCTTCTTTTAAATTCTATTTCATTATTTTCAGCAAGACGTTCCAACTCATCAAGCTGGTCGTCATTAAACATAGTTGGATTGGTCTTATAAGTCCTTATTAAATTTTGGACTTTTATCGCTTCATAAGGTGACGGCATTAAGCTAGTTCAGTTGTATACTTTCTACCACCCCAGTCAAATACACCAGCATTACTTTTTCTTGCAGCTGCAAAAGCATCTCTAAAAGATTGAGCTGTGGAGCTTTCTTGTCTATAAATAGGATATTGATTTTCATCATAAGCTATAGGAGCTTCTGTTTTTGCATAATTTTCTTTCATTTTAGCTGCTGTAGTATCATAAGCGTGTTCATCAAACCAAGGGTGATAAGCCCTAGTACGTTCTCCATATCTTTTCCAAAAAGGAATACCAGTCCCTTGAGGGTCATTAGAATAATCAACATGCTTAGTAGCCATATTTTCATTCCACCAATTACTTAAAAAATTATCACCACGCAGAGTAGGCCTTCTGCCTGCTGGGTGTAATGAAGGAAGCCATCCTCCTAATGCCATATCTAATTTGAGGTAAGGATTAATTTTCTCTGGAGTACCGTCACGCCCAGCTTTATGACCAGCAAAATAATGAAGAATTTCATGAGGCAAGGATCCTTCACCTCCTTCTGGATAATGTATATCCCCAGCACCACCAGATCCTCTATAAAAAGCACCTACATTTTGTGTTGCAGGAAATGATTTTCTTTTTTCTCTTTCCCACGAATCTTCTGAATGAACATGTTGCTTAATATTACCTGCCCTTAAATCTGATATTAAATCATCATATGTTTTTGTTATGGACGGTCTCATCCTAGTCCAATTTTTTAAAAGGTCTTCATTGGCTGTAGCTAGCGCTAGTAAATTAGTATAATCTGGTTCCATAGTGCTTATCCTATATTAAGAGGATCTAGTATAAAATCTTCCCTTTGTGGAATTATTCTTCTTCTAACCCTATCTATAGGACTACCCATTGCCCTATCAGCTGCTATCCCAGCATCTGCTATTTTTCCTCCAGCTCTTTTAGCAGCTCCACTACCTATTATACCTCTTCCTATTTTATAAGCCCCACCAATACCACCTACAACACCAGCTCCAGTACCCAAAACACCTGCTAGTTTTTCAGCGCCAGTTTCGCCATATACAGATTCTCCACGTGAAGTTGGTCTCCATTCATCTGGAAGTATACCAAGGGTAGCAGTATCTAATACGTCAAATAAGCCTTTTGAAAATGGCTTACCATCTCTTTGAAAACGGGCACCTATAGCTTGTGCTAATACAGCTATTGTTTCTGCCTCCCCATCTGAGTATCTCTGTGGGTTACTATTATAATCTTCTATCAGTTCTCTTACCTGATAAGGATCTATGCCATTCATTACCTACCTCCTAGCATAAGTTCATTTAAAAAATTTGTTCTTCTTTGATAAGGAGCCTGACTAATAATACTTTGATCCATGCCATAACTAGGCATAAAAGGATAATCTGGTAAGGTCATTGGTCTTAATTCTGGCCTAGCTCCAACCCTTTTTTCAAATTCCCTAGCATATATATCTTCACCAGTATCAGTAAATGGGTTCCAATCGTGAAGTTTTTCTCCAATGCCAAAATACTTTCTTTTTTCAGATTCTATATAGTCTTTCTTAGACCTATCCCATTTTTCTATTTGCTCTTTTACTCTTTCCCTGCCTAGAATTTGTTCAGCCATTTTTTTATCACCTAAACGCATATCTCTACCAAGCTGATCAGCTATATCATATCTCCTTTTGTCTTCTCCAAAAGTTACATCATACTGCCTTTTTCTTTCTTCTAGGTTTCTATTAAACTGCCTAGCGTTTTCTTGTAATCTCCTATTAGACATAACCCAATTTAATAAGGTATCTTCTAAGGTGTCGGCTATATCAAAGCCTGATGTATATCTATCCATTGCCATATTACTGACCTCCTTTAAAGTTAAATACTTTCTCATAATCAACCATTTTATATCCATTGACTTCAGATACAGCATCTGGTATCATATCTTCTATGTCTTGAGCCATAGTACCTATATGAGTTTCATTGTACCCTTTATACTTAAATGAATAAATAGGAACTTTATTATTCATAGTAAATAAATAGTTAATATCTTTTTTAAGTCTATTGTCTGAAAACAAACTATATGTTGTAGTAGTTTGATTACCTTGTTCATCCGTAGTTGTCTGTGTACCAAATGGATTACTTGGGTCTATACCTGATGCAGCATTCCAAGCAGCATCTGCAGGATTATTTGCTCCAAATGCGTCTTCTTGAGCACCTGCAACTCCACCTTCGCCTCCTAGTCTTTTCCATTGACCATCAGCTGCTAATGTATATGTATGTGATCCCCATTGGTAATTAGTTCCAATTGAAGCACCTTGAGGGGGATTAAAAGGCCCAGCTGTAGCAGATACAGCTAAATCTGTTTCGCCAGAAGCCATAATATTTCCTAATGCTGTTGTTAAACTATCTTGATAATTACTTTCTGCATCTTCAAAGTCATAACGCATTCCAAGTACATCGGATTGAAAACCTGCAAGTTGTTGATTTAAATCTGTTCTATATTGTTGACCTTGTGATCTTAAATTGCTAAACATATTTGCAGCTGTTTTGCCAAAGCCTCCTCCAACGCTAGAGAGACCTTGACCTCCAGTCATTCCTAATAAATTTTGTGTACCAGCTAGTTGAGACGCATCCATTCCAAAACCAAGACCTGTCCTTGCCATACCTACATTAGTATTCATTCTATTCCAAGCTGTATTTATCCTATCCATAGATGGCAAGAAAGCAAGTTCTTCATCTGATAGCCCAGTAACATCTATGCCTTGACTAGCAAGCCATTGAATTTGATCCATTCCAGTTGGGTTATTAACATTTGCTCCTTGTAAATATGGATTTATTGTACTGGAAGACCAATTAAAATCATATGGATTAGGATTTGTTGGATTGGTACCAGCTGTATTGCCAAATTGATTATTCCAAGCGCTCTGAAGTCCCCCCATGTTTCCTCCCCAATTAGCACCTAAAGTCTGGCCATAAGCAGCACTATATGGAGTAGAGGGCGCAGCTGGTAATGGATTAGAATGAGCTGGGCTTGTTCCTCCACCAGAGCCACTAAATGTCATTGATGAAGGATCTGTGTCTATATGATTTGGTATGTGCATAAATCTTACTCCCTAAGGTTTGTTTGTATAAGTATTACCTTGTAAATAAGGATTAGGAGCTCCAATAAAACCACTTGGATACTGATCATACCCAATTTGCCTAGGGCTCCCCATGTTCATAGGTGCTGTGGGTAATCCAATTGATTTCATAGCAGAACCTCTATTCATTGCTTGTTCCAATGGATTCCAATTAGAAATATCAGACCAACCTCCCATAATATTTTGTGTAATTGGAGCCGTTTGTTGATCCATCCAATTATCATAAGAAAGTACTCCTTCTCCAATTGTAGGGTCAGCAGCTACTTGAGCAGCCATAGGCCCAGACATTACATTAGTGGGATTTGGAGTTACACCAAATTGACTTGGTGGACTACCAAATGGGTCATAAGCTTGCATCGTATTAATAGCGTCAGTGGTATCAGGGATAACTGGCCCTCCAGCTTGAGATAATCCAAGCTTACTACGCAAATAGTTAGATCCTCTTGTAAATTGATTAGAAGGATCTTGCCAAGCAAACATACCAGCTTTAATGCCAGTACTCACTGCTTTATTAAATATTCTTGAATTTTGCTCTTTCTGAAATCTATCAACATTCTCATGATACCTATCTTTAACTTTTTGTGAAAATTCTTTTTTGCCTCCAGTTATTGTATCAACATTTTGACCTAAAGAAGTTCTTTGATCTGTACTACCCCCAGCCCATTGTTCTGCTAGCTTACCACCACCAAGCGAACCTGCGCCTGCTATTAAACCAACCATCCAAGGAGCAGTAACACCAAGAGCTGCAGCAGCACCCAAGCCAAGAAGACCTCCACCAAAATTTCCAAGCCCTGCCCACTTTCCAGCTTTTTGACGTCTTCTATCTTCTGCATCATACACATCTTGCAAATTTGCTTCAGTCTCGCTCATTTGTTGTTGCAATAATAAACTACTTAATGACATATTAAACCTCTTTTACTGGGATTTGGTACAAAGTACCATTTATATATACTTTTAAACTACCATCAGGAGTTACAGAACTCCCAACAGTTTCTTCCGTTGTTATGCTTAATGTTTCATTACCACCTGTTGCTTTAGTAGTAATATCAACTCCATTATCAAATTTTATAGTTCCATCAAGATGAATATCTTTTGAGACTAATAAATTCTTTCTAATCTTTAAATCTTTTTCTACAATATGATTTCCATCGTGACTCATTTCAGACTTCCATAGAATGCCTTTTTCTTTTCTATATCTACAAAGCTTATTATCTTTATTAATATAAAGAACTTCTTCACCCTCACGTAAGCTTTGTAATGAGGGTCTGCTATTAGACATGCGAATCTTGTCTTGCTTTCTGTTATTAATATACCTAGAAATTCTATCCATTACGATGCTTTCTTTTTAATTATTCTATACTCTATACTAACATCATTAATATATACATTAGGATCAGCTGTATCAAGATCTAATCTAAACTGAGCTTTTGTACATGTAATGGGAGAACTGGGTGCAATCTTTACAGTATTCCAACCTGATGAAATAGGAATAGTTCCATCTAAATCAATATTACTTCCATCTCTTCTAATATGAAATAGCCCAGTTAATAGCTCATCTGATTTATATGTAACATATACTGCATATATTTTTTTAATTGCAGAAGGATCGCCAAAATCCAAATCTTTAAAATATAGCTTACCTCCAGTTTGTTTTGTTGAAGTTCTAACAAGCTTATGAACATCAATTTGAGAACCTGCATCATAACCTACATATACATTTTGATCTGTATCTACTGAATTGGTAATTCCATCATTGCCATCTGGAGTAAAATCTTGAATCCTAGTAAAAACATTTTTCTTTAAATCGCACATATATGCCTGACCATCGCCATCCATTTGCTTTATCACATAAACTTGGGACTCTTGTTCATCGTATATAATGCAACTATCTGTAGTCATATGAGAAGACCAATCTGAATCGCTTATTAAATTCTCTGAAAGATTAACAATGTTATTTCCATTGTATAAAAATAATCCATTAGGATTAGCAAACACTAAACCATATTGAGTTTTTTTGACAAGTTGAGTATTTCTTATACCCATATAGCGTTTACTATCTTCTAAAAACCAACCAGCGTCATCAGGAGATGCTATGTTGATTATATCTAA